AAGGATACTAATGAAAAAACTATTACTAATTTGCCTGATACCTTTGTTTACAGTATCTTCCCAGCGCTACTCGTGGGTTGAACAAAAATACAGTTCAGTTCCAGCAACTGAAGAAATCAACCAAGAAGAATATCATGAACTAGTCTGCATTGTGAATGTGATGCTAACTGAGTTAGTAAACTGTTCTTTTTCACGCGCTCAAAGACAGTACTTTGTGAACAGTTATCTCCTAAAATTAAATACTCCCGAATCGAACAGGCTTTTAGCGGACTTAACTGAGTTGCAACATTGACTCACCGTCTCCTTACCTCCCCGGCCTGAAGGCCGAGGTTTCACCAAGACAGCAGTAAATCTTGCTTTGGCAATAAACTATTCCTAAAATAGAGCCAAACTAGCCATTGAATGCTTTAGGAGAATAGATGCTATTTCAAGATATTGGGTACTTAGGAAACGATAATCCAGACGCATTAAGGCGTATGCAGACTTCGTATTACGAGTCTATTACGTTAAACCAAGCGTACTGGGCCGAAGCGGACCTAAATAATCGTTATATTTCGGGGGATCAGACAGTATTTTCTGAACTTTATGGGAATCTTTCTATAAACAGAAGGCGCCAGTTCACATTCAATAGATTGCGTCGCATTGTAAATATGGTCTCAGGCCATCAACGACGCACCCGCAAGTCTATCATAGTCACACCCATAGAGAACGCAGACAGCGAGACGGCAGACCAGTACACAAAGATATTAATGTGGCTCAATCAAAGAGAAGGCGTCCTTGAGACCATATCAGATGCATTCCAATCATCGTGTGTTTCAGGTATGACCTTACTGCATGCTTACATGGATTATCGTGAGGATCCTGTATCAGGCAACATTAAAATAGATAAATGTGCTTATAACAGCTTTCTCATAGATCCCTATTTTAGAAAAGCCGATCTCTCAGACTGTAACTTTATTTGGAAACGCACGCACATGACAAAGCGTGAGGTGATTTCCTTGATGCCCGATAAAGCAGACATTATCATGGGTCTAAATAGTTTAGACAACGGCTCATCTAAAGACGGCAAGTTTCAGTTTATGCCAGAAGCATACTCATGGAACATGACGCGTTTATTAACATACGACGAGTATTACTATCGCGATTACAGAAAGCAAAAGATGCTTGTCGATAGAAATACCGGCGAGTCCATGGAATGGAAACACAATGACGAAGACGCTTTAAAGCTCTTCTTGCAAACATACCCCGATGTTACAGTGATCGAACAAGAGATCCCTACCTGTAAATTAACTATCAACGTCTCTGGACACGTCGTCTATGACGGACCAAATCCAAGTGGTACTGATAAATATCCGTTTATACCTATTTGGTGTTACTACAATCCCGACCTAGCTTATTTCCCGTATCGTATCCAAGGCATGATAAACGACCTTCGTGACAGCCAGTATCTTTACAATAGACGAAAAATAATTGAATTAGACATACTTGAATCACAAATAACTTCAGGCTGGAAGTATAAAGAAAATGCTCTCGTCAATCCTGCTGATGTGTTCTTACAGGGACAGGGTAAAGGGTTAGCGCTCAAGACAGAAGCGCAAATGACTGACGTAGAACAAATACTCCCACCACAAGTACCACCATCGATGATAGAGCTTTCCAAATTGTTAGCTGAGGAAATGAACCAGATCTCTGGTATAAATGAAGAACTACTTGGCAGTGCAAATGACGACAAGGCTGGCGTACTAGCGATGTTACGACAAGGCGCTGGTCTCACTACTCTACAGCCACTTTTCGATCTTCTTGATCGATCACAGAAGCTTTTGGGTGAACTACTCCTTGATATGATCCAAGCTAACTTTATGGCTGGCAAGGTTAAGAAGATTTTAAGTGGCGCTGAGCCGACGCCTCAGTTTCATCAGAAGGCATTTGGCCGTTACGGGTGTGCTGTTGAAGATGGTGCTAATACCACTACTCAAAAGCAGATGCAGTTCTTGCAGCTTTTACAGCTACGTGAGATTGGTGTTCCGGTACCAGATTCAAGCTTACTGAACGCTGCAGTAATATCAGGTAAAAAAGAACTGTTAGATGCAATGGAGCAACAACAACAACAGCAACAACAACAACAACAGCAACAAAACCAAATTGCACAACAAGAGATACAGGCACGTATGGAATCACTCAAAGCAAAAGCAGAAGCTGATAGAGGTCTTGCTATAGAAAGATCATCACGTGTTGAAGAGAATAAGGCATTAGCTGTTGAACGAACAGCCAAGGCTCATCTTGATCAACAGAGCGGTCTGTTAAACCTTGTCAGAGCACTTAAAGAGATCGACGATATAGATATAGACCAAGTAAATAAACTCATGGCGTTGTCGCAAGTAGTAAAACAGCAGGAACAGTTAGATCGGGCTGATATATTTGCTAACAACAACTTGACTGCTCAACCGGAGCAGTTTACTGACCAACCGACGCCTTACGACAATCAGGGCTATATGGACGAGCAACCAATGAACGAGCAACCAATGACCGAACAACCAATGACCGAGCAACCAATGACCGAGCAACCATTTTAGCCTTAAAAGGCGAGCCGTCTAACACGTAGTTAGAGGTACATTAACCTTGTCCGAAAGGGCAGTTACTACGAAAGGCCAACCATGGCACACAAAAAATATCATTCAACTCCTATGATACAGAATGATAATTCAAAGATCGCTAACATGCCTCAAGATTCTAAGATTTCAACATACCCTTACGGGGAAATGCTTGATACAGATTACGTTGATGATTTGGCGGGGATTGACAGACAAATAGCTAAGAACATGTCTGTATTAAAGAAACAATTTAATCCCCATAAGTGGTAATTGTGCCCGCAGCACCACGTCCTGACGGTAAAGCTACTAAGATTTGGTTAAAGTTACTTGGTAACCCACTTGAATCTCAGAAGAAAACCGAAAAGGAAAAGATATTAGATAAACGATTAACGACTGAGGAAACTGGTCGTAATCGTAATTATTAGAACCCTTCGTGTGCGGTCGATAGTACCCCGCAGTGCTTCGACCGCCTTAAAAATAGGAAAATAATGGCAAAAAAAAAGGTTCATATAAGCCGAGATGACTCAGGAAACCGTAGATCACCCGAAGTTCCCGAAAGTATGAAGGCAGTTGTCGAAAATCGTTACGATAGACTGCGAATACTTGCCCGTAAAGGCGATGTTTCCGGAAGTCACAAAAAAGATCCTTTTACTGATGTGAGCATACGCATACCACAAGTCCCAAGCACGCGCAGAGCTCAAGAAATTAATGATAGCCGCATACTTTTTGCAGACCACGAAGCATTTGCAAACTTACCACGCGAAGCTATCCATACTGAATTTAATAAGTATCATCCCGAACGTATATTTGGAGAAGATTAATATGCCAAAAAAAATGACGATCCTACGCAAATCAGTAAAAACGCTCTACAAAAAAGATGCAAAAGTACCCGCTCCAGTTAAGGGCGTAGTTGTAACACAACAAAAAGTGCCCAAGATCAAGATGAAAGTCCGAAAAGCCAAAGCAAAGCCAGTTAAAGTGGTTGCAGTTAAGCTCGGTAGCATAAAGAAAGCTGACGAATCAAAGGCAAAGCGTGCTATGCACGAGTTTATGAAAGTTAATGTTCCTAAAAAAAAGTAGTTTCTAATGGGCATACTATGTTAGCGTTTCTTATAATAGCATACGAAAAGATTAAGCAGTATTTTGCGCAGTACCTCCTGTGAACGACAACTTCCTATTGTGTTGTTTACTAATGGTTACCACGAGCCTATTTGCAGTAAGTGGATTTCAGCTCTCCCATTTACTGCAAACTGCTTCACCATCACAGACAGTAGACGAGATTTGCTTTGATATGGTTCTTACAACGCCAAGGTCAGCACAAGATATAGTAGAAAGGAGTATTCAGTTTGAATAAAGATACTGTAGGGAAAATAGTTACAGATATTATGCACAAAGGCGAAGATTACGGAGACTCTTCTATTTTAGAGCAAGGCAAAGAACGGCTCATTGATTATGAAGAAAATTTCCTCATTAAGTTACAGTCCGCCAAGAATGAGATGCCACAGGATCGTGACTTTTACATTGAGGCGCATTTACGCATGCCACAATTACTTGGAGGCTTTGGTATCCAATTTAACTTCGTCTCTCGACTTACCTGCCCCGAGCCGACATTTGATCAAGTAGTATACCTCTATACGAGAGCATCTGATGATGTAAAATTGGTATGGTCACTGCCTAACCTTGTAGGGTGTGTTCTTATATCAGAGAATTTAATGAATCTCGATCCAGATCAACGCTCACTTGCAGAGTACGTAATGGCCTTCAAGAATGGGACACTATTTAAGAATGCAAAGCGTATCAACGAAGATATAGCAGATCAGAGTGCAGTCAAAGCATTGAATTTATAAAACTCAGGAGTAGTACATGTCATTCGACGTAAAATACGACGCACATGGTAATGTAGTTAGCGCAGATCCGTCCGAAGAATCTCAAGGTCAAGTAAGTTCTGCCTTCTTGCCACAACCAGATGCCCCGGAAGAATTAGTATCTGAAAACGACCAAGACACGATCCAAATCGCGCCAAAGCCAAACAACATCCAAGAGAATTTTGCCCGTCTGCGTCAGAAAGCAGAAGCAGCAGAGCGCAGGAATGAAGAGTTAGAAAGGCAACTTGCAGCAGCACAAACACAGTATAACGAACCTGAAGAAGATCTTAATCTATATATGAGTGATGACGATCTTGCCGAAGGAAGACATTTATCAAAAGTTGAAAAGAAAATACAAAAGCTTGAGAACAAAATATCACAGTACGAGTATCAGAATAATCAAGTTGCGATAGAAAACAGTATTAAGGTTGAGTACCCTGACTTTTATGAAGTAGTATCTAAAGCAAACGTACAGCGACTTGCCGATGAATATCCTGAAATCCTTGCAACGCTTAAGTCATCAAAAGATCTGTACGCTCAAGGAATATCAGCATATACGATGATCAAAAAACTTGGTATAGTCCCTGATGACGGAATGGCATCACTCAGCAGGATTAAAGCAAACTCTGTTAAGCCAAAGACAGCATCAAGTATCTCAACGCAACGGGGTGAAACACCATTAGCGAAAGCTAATCCCTTTGCTGAAGGGCTTACTCCTGAACTGAAGGCAGCTTTGCTCAAAGAAATGAATGATTCAATGCGTAACAGGTTTTAAAACAATCTCTGGACGCGTAGGGTTCTCATCCATCTCCCTGCGCGGATAGTTACCTAACAAACACCCAGCAAATTCCTTAATTTTTTGCTGGGTGTTTGCATTTTTGTGGTAGTATTAAAAGAAACAAAGGAGCTAGCGTGATCAAATATTCCGCATTAATTATGCTTTTTCCGTCGATAACTTTGGCAATGCAAGAGAATCGCCCGCATTACCATATCAATAGCAAGATCGTCTACAAGCAGGAGGTTCACGAATCGGGTGACCACGAGTTTGAGACTGTTTCAGATTTTACTGCAGCCATAGACAAAGAAAACGCAGCCCAAAAGGCGCAACAAGATACTGCCATTATGGAAATAAAGATGTCCACGCGTACGAAGGCTATACTCAGTCTTTTGACCTGCTCAGGCACGATAGTCGTGTCTGTCGTAAGTGCGATAGCGACTTACTACTCGACGAAGTGTTGAGATTGTTTCAAACAACTAAAGCAGTGTGCAAACATTGCTTTTTTTTTGAGCATCGTAGTATCCTACTTTAGAATGTATCGGGAAGTCGTTCTCCCTTATGACCATTAGTGAAGCGCTATTCGACGTTACGCAGAGCTCGTCACCTGCATCCAGGCGTACAATCAAGCACTCGCCTAGCTTTAACATATCTTCTATATCTCTTTGCTATGGAGTACCTATGGCAATCACTACTACATCAATTTTGCCGTCGTCCGTACAACAAACTTTTAGTTATAAGTTGTTAGCGGTTCCAACGCCGAATATGATTCATCGTATTGCGGCTGTTAAAAAAACCATGCCAAGAAACGGTGGTAATACTCTCCGTATGAGACGTTACAATCCATTAAACACAGCTATGGTACCTTTGGGTAACTCAGGCATGACGCCGCCTCCGCAAAACTTAACTGCAGTGGACATAGACGCTAAAATTGGGTTTTACGGTACCTATGTAACTATCAACGAGCAGGTTACTTTACAAAATCAAGACCCTGTATTGAATGAAGCTGCAAAACGCTTAGGCGTTTCAATGCGTTAAATTGGCGCATTTAAAATCTTTCCTAATTGACTTGGACATCTGACCAGGTAATGCTGAAGACAACAAGGACCAAGTGTTATTATAAAAGGAAAAAGATGAATTTTTTAGTCGTATGTGTAATTGTTTCTGCATTTTATGTTCCTGTCCAAGATCCAATGGCTGAATCGCTTGAAGAGTGTTCAGAGTACACAGAACTTTATTTTTACGATATTGAAGAAGACTATTCAGATTCATTTTTTGCCCTTTATAGTGATTCACAGGTTGAGAGACTAACCGGAGAGACGCCGCAAGGCGATGTGATAGTCCGAACAGAATTGAAAGATTCTGAGGCCGATTCGAAGTAGTTGGCCCGCCTAGTAAAATAGGTCAGTAAGCGCAGGTTCCTGCATCGCAGGGGCAACCGCCGAAAGTAACAGACAGCAAACTGAAGATCAATTGACACGTGACATGTTGGCAGCGACTGCTACCTTCTTGAACTGTGTTGGTGGAGTAAACGGTGATGTACCAACTGAGTTAACAGTAACAGACATTCAAACTGTTATTCGTACCTTGCTTGGTAACAACGCAGAAACCATAATGAACAACATTGAAGGTGATTTGAAATTTGCAACTGGCCCGATTCGTTATGCGTACATAGCGATGATGCATACTGACGTAACTTCTAACTTAGAAGTTATTCCTCAGTTTATACCACAAGCAAACTATCCAAACCCATCCTCAGCATTGCCATCAGAATGGGGCTCAGTGCAAAACATTCGGTACTTAGTATCCGCTATCGGTTCTATTTCCCGTAACGCATCTGCACTTGGAGCGGATGTTTATAATATCTTCATAGCCGCTAATGAATCATACGCGTGCATCGAGCAAGACGGTTATAGTTCTACATTTATCTATCGGCCACCTATGTACAGTGACCCTTTGGCACAAAACGCATCAGTGGGCTGGAAATTAGCACAGGTACCTCGAATTCTCAATGACACATGGGTACTAAACCAACGCTGCACATTATCATAAGGAGATACTATGGACGGAACAGTTCTTCAACAAGGTCAATTTACGGTAGCAGCTGGTGTACCTTTAAAAATAATTCAAATTCCTTCAAACGCTGACTTTATGTTCGTAAGAAACTTCACTCAAACGGGTGTAGTGGGCCAAGTAGCAGCACGTGGTACTAGTTTTTACTGGCAACGTGGTATGGCAGTTGGTAGCGCTTTTGTGAATTATAAGTCTAACGGATTATTGACTGACAATAGTGACACTATCGCCCTCGGTGGATTTACTTTGTATGACCCGAGTGGGCAATCAATTGGAGCGTTGCCAAGATTAAGCGCTGCTCTAGCATTTACTGGAATCAGTAACGCAGTTCAACCAGTTGTTTTAACAGCAAATACTGCGGGACTTATTGATGACAAATCAGTAGTTCGCTTATTTCTAAATGCCGGTGATACAGCTCTTGCTAGTAACGTACTCGGTATCGATTTTGTAATTGATACGGTGGTTGCTAATACAAGTTTCGTATTGAAAGGTCCTCTTGCTAATGCGCCAGGTATTACTACTGGGACAGGACAATGGAGAACGGTAAATTACGATCCATTGTATTATCCACGTAACCGCGTAGTTACAAATATTACTCAAGCAGTTAATGCTGCAGTTACAACATCCGTATTTCATCAAATGACTCCAGGTCAATCAATCAGACTATCTATCCCGAAATTGTCAGGGATGATTGAGCTGAACTCTACACAACTTAATAACTTCGCTTATGCGACTGTTGTAAGCGTTGTGAGTGAGCTTGTTTTCACTATTGATGTAGATACCACTGCATACACAGCATTTACGTTCCCAACTGTTGCTCAAATCAACTTAGGGTCACAAATGCCAGAAATGACTCCATTTGGTGAAAACACCGCGGTTTCTTTAACGAATGTACTTTCGCTTCAAGTGCCCCGTGAATTTTCATCAACTGGTGATCAAATTAATGCAACTCAATCAGGAATCCTTGCTGATGCAACCGTTAATACCGGTTTTCTTGGCATGGTCTTGGGTACAGGTGGAACGGCTCTGTCACTAGCCGCAGCGGTCACAGGACCAGCAGGTTCAGTAGCAGGCGACGTTATGTTCTGGGTAGCAGGTAAATCTGCATTTGGCGGTCTTTAATCAATAAATGGAGGGTTGTATATGGTCTAAGATGCCATATATAACTCTCCACTTACATACGGAGTAATCATGACAAAAAATATAAGAACAGTTAATACAGGACGCGTAGCGATGGACATCGCTGCCCCTGCAAAACAGGCCAAAAAAGGCGTTAAATTGCTTCCTAATGGCAAGGTAGATGTAGAGTACATGCGCGCTAAAGACAATGAGCTGGTAACAGGTATATTCCGCTATCACGAGCTATCCGGTGGATGCTTAGAGTTTGTATTTCGTAAATACAAAGGTGATCCGGTAGATAAATACAGCCTCGTTGATGGCCAAGTATATACTCTCCCGTTAGGCGTAGCTAAACATTTAAATAGTAACTGCGCTTATCCTCAGTATGAGTACATCAAAGGTGAAGCAGGAGTTACTAAAGTGCAAACGTTTGGTCAGAACATGTTTATGCAAATAACTTCTTGGGTCCGAAGATGCAGTTTTCAATCATTGGATCTTACTGATGAGCAAGAACTGGAACCAAAATCAGAAATAGTACTAGTAGAGGCAATATAAAATGGCATACCCCATACCATTTCCCACATTTCAACCGGCGATGCGACTTATAACCGCTATCACTCTAGGGAAACCCGTTGAGGTAACTACCGCGCCCGATCATCAGTATTTCACTGGTACCATTGTGCGCCTTTATGTATACCCAGCAAATGGTATGGTGCAAGTAAATAAGACTGCCGGAGCAATTACAGTGACAGGGGTAAATACCTTCACCATGGATTTAGACACCAGCAATTTTGATACTTTTATTGTTCCGGTCGCTCCTACTGCTAATAATACACAAGCCTGTGTAGTGCCCATCGGTGAAGTAACTGAACTATTAAAGGCCGCCGTTCAAAACGTGCTTCCCTATTAAAGGAGACTTACTTTGAGTAACCCAACAGCTCCGTCAAATACGATCCCTGGATCTACTACACTCGCCGCAATACGAGTGAAAGTACGTAGACTCACTCTTTCTCCCTCTACAGCTCAACTCTCAGATGTTGAGATAGACGAGTATGTAAATACGTCAGTCGTGTATGATTTCCCCGAAACATTACGGACGTTCAATTTACGTACTACGTTCACGTTTTTTACTAACCCGGGACAAGATGTATACCCAACAGATATAGCTTCGTTTGGAACGAATCCTGCCGCGTTAGATAACCCCCTGTATAACTTCCAGAACAAATATCTTACTATACACCCACCCGTTTACTGTGCCGGGCGGCAATTGTTATATACACAGTCGCAGCAACACTTTTATGGTATGTATCCCCGAATAAATGCAATAGCGTCTATTGGTACAGAAGGTAATGGAGTTACTGTTGCATATACTGGTATAGTAAATAGCCTAGCTCAAGTTGTGCCACCAGGACTTACTCAAAACTATGCATTAATACAAAACAACGTACTGATGTCCTCAGTAGGAGTACTAGGCGCAGGCTTAGCACTTGCCGATGTACCAGTTATAGATGCCATTGGTAACCCAACTCTCAGAGGAAACCTTTATGATGTTAATTCAGGAGCCTATGCTGCTGCAAAAGCGACTCCTCCGACTGTTGTTCTTGCTAACAATACTATCAATTATTTAACAGGCGTATTCAGTATTACCTTCCCCGCTCCCCCCGGGATAGGTATGGCTATAAACAGTCAAACTATTCCAACGCAACGTTCAATGCCTCAGTCAATGCTCTACTTTAGTAACCAATTTACAATACGCCCAGTACCCGATCAGCCGTATCGTATAAACTTTGAAGTATTCCAACGACCAACCGCATTGCTCACCGCAGGTCAAAGCCCTGAACTCGAAGAATATTGGCAGTTCATAGCCTACCTCGCTGCTAAAAAAGTGCTGGAAGACAGAATGGATATGGATACCCTCTTATTAATCATACCTGAACTTAAAAACCAAGAAGCTTTATGCTTGAGGCGCACAATCGTTCAGCTTACAAACCAAAGAGCGGCTACTATATATGCTGAAAATATGCAAAATGGTGGCAGCGACTTTCAAAGCGGTAGTGGTTTCTTTTAGTAATACAATTAGGAGTTTAAGATGCCCTACGATCGTTTTCTAATACAATCATTTAATACTGGGTTACAGAAGAACACTCAGAAGTTTCAGGTTATGGAGGATGCATTTACTACTCTTAATAATGCCTATGTATGGCGTGGTAGTGTTATTAAACGATTTGGTGGCGTGCATATGGGTTATGGAGCTCCATCCGCCCAGATGGCTCCTTTATTCTCACGACTAAGAGTTAACATTGGCACTACCAATGCTGCGGGTGTACTTGCTGGTGACGTCGGTGCAACTTTAGGAGGCTCGGGCTTTAAAGTAGGACAACAGTTCTCTATAGGTGCTGAAATATTTACGGTAGTAAATCCTCTTGCCGGTGCTAATCAAATGAACAGTACTGCAGTAGTTCCAGCCGCTACGCGAACCTATAACCTAGCCACCGGTGCATATAGCTTTGCCGGTGCAACTATAAATACTGCTGTGTTCTTCTATCCAGCAAAACCGGTTATGGGTCTTGCGCAATTTGAGATACCTACTATAAACGATGAGCCGTCATATGCATGGGACACTGGATTTGCCTATGTATTTACCGCTGGCTCATGGACACGATCAGCTACAACAGCAGGGGTTATCCCCGTCGCATGGCATGGCGGTAACAGTGATTTCTTTTGGGTAATAAACTGGCGTGGCATAACTGATGATATAAATAACTTCTTTGTTACTAATTATTTTGTAACAAATCCAAATAATGTCGGAGTTGCAACTGATGATCCTATTTGGTCATTTAATGGGATTAACTGGATACCGCACACAGGCCTCTTAGGTAACGCTAATGGCTTTTACTTTATGCCTGCTGGTGCTGGACCTTATGCAGGTGCTTTTGTGCAAACAGCACGGATTATAATGAACTTTAAAGATCGACTTGTGCTGTTAAATACCATAGAGAATACTAATGCAGGAGGTCTGGGTGTAAACAGGCAGTATGTAAATAGAGCTCGTTATTCACATAACGGGTCACCATTTTCAGTAACTGCATGGTACGAGCCTAATCAAATAGACTTTTTAGGTAACGTAGCAAGTGGTGCAGGATTTCTCGATGCACCTACTACAGAGACCATCGTGTCAGCACAGTTTATAAAAGATCGTCTTATCGTATTCTTTGAGGAGTCAACCTGGGAGCTCGCTTATACCGGTAACCAAGTGCTCCCCTTTGTATGGCAAAAAATAAACACTGAGCTTGGGTCAGAATCGCTTCTCTCTTCAGTGCCCTTTGATAAGCAAATACTTACTATGAGTAACGTTGGAGTGCATGCGTGTAACGGTGCAAACGTAGAACGCATAGACAGCAAAATCCCCGATGAAGTATTTGAAATACGAAACAGAGAAGAGGGGGTAAAGAGAGTAGCCGGTATCCGTGATTACTATAAAGAAGTAGTGTACTGGACCTTCCCCGACTCACAGCAGAACGCAGTAGAGTCATTCCCAAACAAAGTCTTACTCTATAACTATCGTAATGATACCTGGGCATTTAATGATGATTGTATAACCGCATTTGGTTATTTTGAGCAACAACAAGGAATAGCTTCCGGGCCCGGGACGTTACAGTCAAGGTTCCGTCAGATCATAGCGGGCAATCAACAAGGGTATGTATTTATTGTAGCTACTAACATAGGCCGTAATGCAGCAGTAACACAGGTAACTAACATCACTGTAGCCGGTGGATTCTTAGTGCTCACCATAATAGACCATACTTTCGCTATAGGTGACTATCTCCTGTTTGAAAACTTTCTTGCACCGAGTGACATAACTCTGAACGGTACTATTTTACAGGTCGATCAAATAGTTGACGCCAATACGATACGCATAGTGCTGCCCCTTACCTATACAGGTCCGTATGTAGGTGGAGCAACAGTAACTCGTGTATCAATACTAGATATTGTATCTAAGCAATGGAACCCTTATTTGTCACGCGGACAAGGATGCTTTATACAGCGAATAGACTTTGCCGTGCAGAATACGCCATCAACAGAGATTACCGTGGATTACGCCCCATCCTCATCCTTGTTAAGCATGGTTGCTGCAGGACAAACTGAGGGAAGTATACTGGGCACAGGAGTGCTTGAGTGTTTTGCTTATAACAACCTTGAAGTGCAGCAAGAAACTTTGTGGCATCCTGTTTATTTCCAGACTCAGGGTGAGTTTATACAAATAGAAATGTCCTGGACACCCGATCAGGCAACTAATCCTGACATTGTCTTAGGTGATTTTGAAATGAACTCTATTGTACTGGTTACTAAACCAACTAACTCAAGATTAGGGTAATATGGCAAATCCTAGCGAGTATGGGCTATACGTACCAAGTACGTTTATCTTTGACGTAACCCAACTGTCTCAGGTTGATGTGAACAGTCCTGAATTTAAAGAACTGTTAGTGCGCTTATATCAAAACATAAACACTATCTGTATAGCGCTTAACCTTAAAGACAGCGCCTATTACGATACGCTTGAGTTTGTTAATGGACAGCTCTGGTTTCCTAATCCATTACTCACTTCAGCAACTGCAACAAAGCCTCAATTTAGGCAAGTGTATAGGAAGGTCGTTAACTTTGGTGTTCTTCCGAATACGGCAACTAAGACCGTAGCTCATAATATACCTGTTAAACGCGGGTATGCTTTCACACGCATTTACGGAACTGCTACTGATCAAATAGGACTAACGCAATTGCCGCTACCATACGCTTCGCCAGTACTTGTTAATGCTGTTGAGTTGTTTGTAACTGCAACCGATGTTAGTATCACGACGGGTAGCAACCGTACCAATTATACTGT